CCTTACGGCCTCCCAGAGTTCGCTCTAACCTCCAAACACCTAAAGGAGAATGCAGTGCCTACACGTTTTAGGTTTCGAGAGAAACCTGCTACACCCGGTTATATCTATTTGGGTAATTCCCCAACTACACTCCAATCCACTACAGGCGGTTTTGACTCTTACGAGAGCATTAACGACACTGTGGCAGGGGGAGATGGCCATAATATGGACATACGCAAAGTGACCCGTTCGGGACACGTTTGCCGTGACTATAATACTGGCGGTACGACCGGTCGTAGGTATGTGAACGTCATTCCGGAGTTCTGTAGAAGTCCTTCGAATGGCATATATTCACATGCACTGTTTCCTGATAGACCTGATGATGGCATCTTGGCGGCAAAGTTGCTAGCTGCAACTAACCCGTCAAGACCGGATGTTGATCTTCCGTTAGCCTTCTACGAATTAAAGGACATCCCCAGCCTTCTAAAGAAGGAAGGGGGTGATATCATTCAACGTGCCGCCAGACGCAATTTGCAATGGTGGTTCGCGTTGAAACCTTTAATTAGTGACGTCAGCACTCTCCTAAGCTTCACCGATAAGGTGGACGCAAGGGAGCAGGAACTAAAAGCTCTAGCTGAGTCTGGTCTTCGACGTAAGCGATCACTTTGGAGAGGTAGTGATACCTTCTCCACGGACATCGTCACTAACAGTATACACAAACATGTGTATCACTCATTAAGTGAAGGTAAATCCGTATCAGAAAAATGGGGCTTCGTTGAGTGGAAACTCAACGAGGATAGCCCTCTTTTAATGAAAGGTGATAGGAGAGCCTTAGCCAAGAAAGTTGTTCGTAGCTGGGGAGGTTTCAGCGACCCTGTCGTTGACGCCTCTACGCTATGGAATGCCTTGCCTTGGTCTTGGCTCGTTGATTGGTGCACAAACCTCGGTGACTTAATCGAGGCCAAACGAAATATCGTTGGTGCCAGCCATGGTCCTGTTCAGATCATGGAAACAATCAAAACTACGGCTATCGTGAAAGCTCCTAATACTAACGGTCAAGTGACCAATGGTACCTGGAGTCTTGAAACGAAGCGCCGTCGATCCTATGCTAACGTTCCTTTAGTAGCCCAACTGCCGATACTTACTCTTCGGCAGACATCGATTCTCGGTAGTATCGCTATACTTCGGCGAGTGCCGAGGTCTTAGCACGGGGTTTTATTCCCCATATTACAGAGAAAGCAATACCATGTTCGCTGACACTATTACGGTTACTATCAATGCAGTCGCTAAGGTTCTCAATCGCGTTAACCAAGATGGTTACGGGAGTGAGTATTTCCTTCGCGAAAGCGCTGGACAGTTCCGTCTGAAGCTTCGGAATTCCACTTATTCCGACAAAACTCGTGGTGGGATCAAAGTTGATCGTCACAATATCGAGCTAGTCGAAACGGTGTTTCCCGTTGCTCCGGCAACTACCTCACTCGTTCGCAAGTACTATTCGGTGCTTGAGAACGACCAAACCGATACCGTAGTGGCATCGGCCAAATTCGGGGCTGGTATCGTTGGCTTCCAGACGGAAGCTAATCTTACCAAGCTGCTGAATTGGGAGTCGTAACTCCTATTTGAGGTTGTTATAGTGTGGCGGCTTGGACTATCTTCATCCGAAAGGACTCAGATATGAAAAGCCAAGTTAATGGATTGCTTAAGGTAGCAGAAGGTATCCTTACGGATTACCGACTGTCATATCCTCACGATGAGCGGGACGTTGTTCGTGATTTAGAACGACTCACCCGTTTAACTAAAGAGAGAGGAATAGGGGTTTATCTCCTAGACCTCCCGGCTCTCGATGGGTCCCTTCTTAGGGGCCTTGAAAGCGGCCGTCTAATCCTTGATGGTGCCCTAAGCAAAAAGGCATCATCTCGGATCCTAGTGCCCAAATTATTTCGGGGACTATGGTTACGGATCTTTAGTAGTGATGGCAACCTGTTGGAAGACGCCGACCCTAGTGCTATTTTCCTTCTCAGAAGTTTACTGAGTTTGGGAAAGAAGCTAGAAGTGGAGTGTTCTGCCGCACGAAAACAATGTGTGCTTAAGGAATACTACCATGTCGAACAACTCGCACGATCTCCGACTTTCAGTTGGAGTGATAACGAGCTGGGCTCTGACGACAGCTGTAGTTTTGATGATCTTGTCGATCATTGCGCTACTGCTGGCGGGGATGGCCAACTTGACTTTCAGGGATTCTACCCTGATCGAAAAGACAACCATAACTCAATCAGAGACGTCCTCAGAAGGCTTCAAAGAAACTTTGATTCCTTCTCCAAAGCAATCGGAACGTTCAACGCCGAGGAATTCCTCCTCAGCGTCAATCAACGATCCGGTAGCTTAGGCTTCAGGCATGGGCCTGGTGCTGTATCGGATCTAACTAGCAAGGAGTTTAAATATGACTTCCCTACATGGTCCGATAAGCTCGGAACAGTCTTCCCTTACCGCCGTTTTGGCACGCTTGAGACTCCCCTCACTCTTAATCAGAGCGAAGAGGATATTCTACAAGTGTTCCGTAACGAAGCTCAGTTCGAGCTCTTTTGGAACCCTAAGAAGGGAACCAACGGCAAGGGAGAAACTGGCTTTGATGGAATATTTTCTCACCCTGAACTGCATAAGTCCAGATTGGGAAGAATGGGTTTCCTACTCGGAGACTCCATGGAACCTGATGGAACAGTACTTAATAGCGCAATTTGCGCTAGTGCACTGGCCCGACTACGTTCCCCATCAAAACACGAGCCCTACTCACGCCTAATGGCTGTCCCAAAGACAGCTAAAGGGCCGAGACTAATTGCCTCAGAGCCGACATCAAATCAATGGTGTCAGCAATTACTCCTGAGGTTTTTAGAGGAGAGACTTTCTGGCCTGTTTGGCACAAACTTTGTGTCATTCAAGGACCAGGGACTATCCCAAGGGCTAGTTTCTAAAGCTTCCACTGACAGATCTCTCGCAACCGTCGACTTATCATCGGCGAGCGATAGACTAACGTGTTGGGTTATCGAGAGGGCATTTCGGAAGAATCAATCCTTCCTTAAGGCTCTCCACGCTACCCGTACACGATGGGTTAAGGATACTGTAGATGTACAGTCTCCCCCGAACTACTTCATCCCGAAGAAGTTCGCCAGTCAGGGTACAGCGGTTACTTTTCCTGTGCAGACGATCATCTTCTTGATCATCGCTCTAACCGCAAGCGGTTTTGAGGCCGATGGTCCTGAGGACTTCATTTGCAACGATCGTTTTAGCAAAGCGATCGGCAGGTTTCGTAACAAGGTTCGCGTCTTCGGAGATGATATCATCATCCCGAGACACGGATATGAACAACTATGTCTATTGCTCCATGCATTAGGCCTTAAGGTTAACCAGGACAAAAGTTTTGTCCAGGGGTACTTTAGGGAATCCTGTGGCATGGATAGTTTTAAAGGGCACAATGTTACGCCCATTAAGACAAAGGTCATAGTTGCTACCGGACCCCAGTCGAGACAGTCCTTAATCGACTACGCCAACAACTTGCATAAAGCAGGTCTATGGTATGCCGCAAAGACTGTCGAATCGATGATCCCTGGATGGGTTGTTTCAAACCTACCAGTGATTGGGATCGGCTACGGGGGTGTTGGTAGAACTTCATTCTGTGGGTCGCAAAGAGACCATCTCCGAAAGAGGTGGAATCCGCGCTATCAACGGTATGAAGAACGTACCTACGCAGTAATATCGCGTAGTAAGCGTATACCTACCAACACACTATCAGGTGTGCTCCAATATATCACTGAAGCACCACGTCCCATTGACAAATGGGTACATGGAATACCTGGTAGACCTAAGACCAGCGATGGTCTAAGGTGGGAGTTTCCGCAT